TAACTGTTCTATGAGTAACTTATTTCTCTTAACGCTTGCTTTAAGTTCAGTTCTATTGCTAGAAATCAATCTTAATTCTATACTCACTTTTCTACACCTCACTTAATTCAAATTCAACCCTCTCGAGTTCTTCCGTATATTCTTTTATAACTCTGAAATCAGCTACGTAAGCATCATCTTTATAAGCAATACCATTCAAGCTATCTAATATAATCTTTCCTATGTTATCCGCATCTGGTTTCTTTCTTGGCTTTTCTAATCCGTCCCTTATAGCCTGTACACGCTTTTTACTATAAGACTTAGGTATTTTATAGTAAGCAACAATTAAAACCTTTATAGAGCCTTCTAAGTATCTTCCATCTTGCTCCTGGTAACAATCTCTTACTAACTTTTCATATTGAACTGTATCTTTAGGAGTAAAGGCATGACCTCTACACACTCTAGGTCTAGCCTTTCCTCTTATCTTTCCTGTAACTACCACCTTCATAAACTACCTATCCTTTGAATTTATTACTCTTTCAGCATATCTAAACTGCTGCTTTATATAATCATCTTCATATGATCCACCACTCACTATCCAATCACCTATTCTGTGTTGAATATCTAAAGCAACCTCTTCTGGAAGTTTATCTGAGTGCTTTGTTAATTCTCTTATTGAATTTATCTTTACCATCTGTATCCTCCAACCTTTACGCTCCATCTTTTTCTAAGTCCAATATCTCTACACTTAAGATAAGCGTAAACTTCTTTATCTTTCTTTTCTCTCTTAGCTGCTATATCTTTATAAGTCATAATTCCAAGTTCATGTGGTGTATACATATCAAGTAAATTGACCTTCACTAAAACCACCTTCTTTATCTAAAATTTTTCATTCTATAATTGAACTCTTCTCCATGGAATATAACTATATTTTTATCAACTCTTTCCATAATCCTACCTGCTAATGCTCCATCTAGTTGTTCTAACATTTCTGGAGTACATTCTGTAGAAATAATGGTAGTTAAGTCATTATAATATCTATAATTTAATAAAGGATATATATGTTTCATATCTACCTCTGTCATATCAGCTATTACATTTCCATTTCTAACTTTATCTTTGAATAGATCATCTATTACCAGGACCTCAGCATTCTTATATTTTTCTAGTAATGACGTATATTTTTCAAAGTCTTTCGCATTACCTTTCAATCCCATAATAGCTTCTGTATAAGGCATATATATAACCTTCTTATGCTTTTCTTTAAATAAAGCTACTCCAATTCCTATAGCTAAATGACTTTTACCTGCTCCAGGTTGTCCCATTAAAAGAAACCAATTATTTTCTTGCTTATTTTCAAAATTTAAAATATAATCTACAGATTTTTTCTTAGCATTTTCGGTTAATTTATCATAAGGTTTATATTCTGATATTCTTTTAGCTTGACTAGGCTTAACCCCAAACTCACTCCAAGCTCTTTCTATATCTCTATTGACCTTACAAGAACATTCCTTAGCAAGTGGTTGTAAATGCTCTCTATACTCTAAAATAAAACCTGTATCCTTACATAAAGGACATTTATATTCCATTGATCTTGTTGTAGTCATATTTTTGCTCTGTTGTCTTGCCTTTGCTATTATCCTGTCTAAAGCTTCCATCATTAACTCCTCCATTAGTTTTACTATAGTTACCCTCTAATACTTTAGGAAAGTTGTTAGGCTTAATAAACCAATCAAATGTTATTTCAAAGTCTTTAACCTTACCCATTAGAAAATCACTTTTTGGTATTTCATTGATAGCATTAAAAACTACCTCTTCTGAATATTGTTTAATTCTAGCTTTTAACATTTTATATCTATTAGTACCTGGAGTTATTGTTTTTAAGGTAGTAGATAATCCTAAAGAGTTCCACTTCTCTATTAATCGTTGCACTGTAGTGCTACATAATATATCTTTAGATATATTATTATCTATACTATCCTTACCTAACCTAACCTTACCTGGGTTTCCATTTGGTATGTCACTTGGTATACCATTGGTATCCATTTGGTATCCATTTGGTATACCAACATTATTTTTACTAGAATCTGTATCTATTAAAGGCACACTATTACTTAATTCATACATATTATTTTCTTCTAATAACAGTTGTCCTTTTTCCTCCTTGTACATTGTAGGTTTATATCTATCGTTTCTAATATAATTGTGTATTCTCCAATGCTTTATAACACATATCCCACTCTCAAATGGTATTATGAATTGTTTAGCTATTAGTAGCTTTATATCATCATCACCACAGCCTACCATTCTTTGTATCTTTCTTGGATTATTTACGAACCCATCATCATCCGCTCTCATACTTAAGTGAAAGTATAGAGCTTGGGTGGATAGTGGCATATCTAAAAATATGTCACTATCTATTATTGTTTTTGAAAACATTCTTCTTTCCGCCAAACTCCTCAGCTCCTTACATTTGTCTTAACTCATAAGCTTCATTCAGCTTGTTTCTTAATTCAATAAAAGAAGCTTCATCTAAATTTAACTTTATATCTTCTTCTATTGTTATAGTTATATTACTTGTATCTTTAACATCTATAGCAAAGTTTTCCTCTTTGCCATACTTTCTTACTTCAAGCTCTAATCCATTTAAAGTCATATTAATTCACCTTCTTTTGACAATCCATGCATAATACTTTTCCTAACTTCTTATATGAAAACTCTGCTACTTTGTAAGGTACTTCTTTACCGCAGCCAGTACACCTATAGCTCTTGTCTTTATTATCACTTTGAGTATTAGGACTATTATTTACATCTTTGTTACTTGCAGTATTTAATGATGGATAAGCTTGTCTATTTAAATTGTTATTCCAAATAACTAATTTCTTTATAACTTTATCCTCATATGCTATTTCCTTAACTTTAAACCTATCCATACAAGTAAATTTACCGTTTCCTTTAGGTTTTATATTGCAATCTTTAGCAGCAATCCATATAAAAGGTGATGTATATAGTTCCCTTCCTATTCCCCAGTTAAAGCAGGCTCTTTTAAAACTATCACTTGCTTGTCCTTTTTCTTTTTCTGTAAAGCTCTCTGTTCCTGTGTCCTCTTTACTTATCCATTGTTTTTTATCCTCGTCCCATATGCTTACAATACAATTTGCATTATCTCTAGTATGACTTCTTTGCCAGTTCATAGGTCCTACTGCTTCATCAAGAATATTCATGTCACAACGAGCATCTTTATAAAGTAATAGTGATACTCCCTTTTCGGTTACTGTTGCTACTCTTACATCTATTTCACTTTCTTTTAAAGTTCTAAATTTTAATTCCATGGTTACCTCCTACTTTATTCTTAAGCTTTCTGTTTGTTTAAATCTTATTCCCTCAATAACCTCTCCAGTTTTTAGAGCTGCTAAGATTTCTTTCTTCTTAACTTTAGGCTCAAATTCTATGAATTCTTTAGGTATCAATTCAATATCTATAACATCAACACTTGGAGCATTTTTTTGTATACCAAAGCTAAATAATTTTCCTTTAAACTTTGTCTTCCCTGTAGCTATCATTAAGCTTTCTAAATATTCTTTTAATCTCTTAGCCTTGTTTTCTATAGCCTTTCTATGAGTAGCTAACCTTAATTCTTCTTCTCTGATAGCTTTACCTTCTAAATCTAAAGTCTTTATTAACTTAGCTATATTCTCAGCTTTTTCTTCCAACTCTCCATCAAGCTCCTCTAGACTTTTTAATACTACTTCTTCTGGAACTTCTGAATTTTCTAATAGTTCCTGTAGATTCAAATAATTTTGTGCTAATTCATATAATTTCAAATCTAACTCCTCCTTAAAATGTCATATCTAAATCTAGCTCTGGTTCCACTAAACTGTTATTCCAATACTCTTCTGTTATATCTTTAAATTCTTTCTCTAAAATAAGAGAACTTAATATCACAGGCTTTTTATTGCATGCTAGATTTAATGTTATTTCTCCGCATTCATCTGTAACTACATATACAAACCCATCATTAGCTTGTACTATCTTTCCGATATATTTAGCTTTTAATAGTTCAACTACCTTATATGTCATTAGAACCACTCTCCTGCTACTTCCTCGAATGAACTAATACAATCAGAACATATTCTTTTATCTCCTATAGGATAAAATTTATCTCCAAAATATATGTCATAACCACATTCAGTACACTCAAAGGCAACTTTAGGCTCTTTTTCTTCATCTCCGTATTCATATCGGCAATCTGGAATATTATTCATAACTTGCCTCCTTAAATTTAATGTGCTAAACTTTCCTTGACTTTAAAATTTATTGAGTACATTGGCTACTTTGGTCGGTGCCTTGGTACTCTCTTTTTATTTCTTCCTCTATTAAAACGTTTATAGTTTCGTCTATTGTTAGTTTGCTTAGTCTTTCTTGTACATTTTGTGTAATCAAATCTAAAACGAATATCATTTTACTAAATACTCCTTTTTATTAACCTTTCCATGTCCTCTAATATGTGGTTTAACTTGAACTATCTTTCCACTTTTTAACCTTCTAGTAAATCCTAAAACCATCCAAGCTTCTGTTTTTCTTGTATAGTTTCTTTTTTGCAAATCATAATTTAAATTTTCTATATTTGATTCATAAATAATTCTATTTCCATCTAATATTTGTACATTTCGGTTTAAATTTTCTCTACTTTGTATATTATTTTTAGTCTTAAATTCAAATTTTTTATTATTAATACTCTTTCTAATTCTTGGCTTATTATTTATAAAATTTATATATGCAACATATGCTAAATAAACTTTTATAGATTCAAAACTTCCATTTATTCCAAACAAGTCTGAATCAACAACCAATTCCAAGCCCCAACTAGATTTTAAATTTCTAAAAACTTTTATAATTTCATCATCTTTATTGAAATATATATAAAAGTTTTCATCTGATGGAGAAATTGGCGGTTTTAATTCTATGCAAAACTCAAAAGGCATTGTATTAAACAAACTTCTTATATATTTTTTATTTCTATTTTTACAAACCTCTTCAAATAAAATTGCTAATTCCATTGGATCATCTTCAAAAACAAATATGTTTAAATCTCTTTTTAATATTCTAAATTCTAAGTCCATAGCCAACACCAAACTTTATAAGATACGTAAAAGAAGATAACCCAAATAACTATACTTCCTATCAAAGTAACTAAACATCCTATATTTATTTTTTTCATATTGAACGCTCCTAACTAAACTTTTGTTAAGTAAAGTAGTAAACCTACCATACTAAGTATTAAAAGATAGTAAATAACATAAATTAAATGCTCTTTATTTTTACTACTCATTAGCTATTTCTCCTCTAATTTTCTCTATATAAGCATGTTTTAGCCCTTCATTTTCCCACTTATACAATTCCAATTGCTCTTTTAAAAGCTTATTTTCTTCTTTTACTCTTAATAGCTCTTCTAAACAACTTTTAACATCCTTTAAAAGCTCTATATCACAATCTATAAGTTCTGCTTTTTTAGAACCTTTAAATAGATTTATTATTCTATTTAAGGCTTTTATATTACGCTTTATCATCTTTATAGCCTCCTAAATACACATTCTGTTGAGTTAATAAGTGTTTTAAATTGTTCATTTGTAATATGCTTATCAAATCTAAGCTTATTAAATTTTAAATCTTGGTCTAAAGCTAGTAATATCTCTTCAAATATCTCTTTGCTATGTCTTTTCCTTAATTCTTGTATAAACTTAAAATTCACTTATGACCAACCCTTTTCCTCATATTCTTTTCTTAACCTAATTGCATTCTTCCATTCATATTTACTCAAAACTTCCATTATATCTGTTGCAATATTTTTACCTTTTTCATAATTTGTTGAATTGATTTCAGCAACACCTCTAACACCTAAAAACTCTCTAATTATAGGACTTAACATTGTTGCTAAATTACTTGCAATATTTCTAGGTGCTCCCATTTCTAAAGCTTTTGGAATTATTATTCCTTCTCTTATAGAAGTCCAATTTTGAGAGCTTTCTACCTGATTTCTTAATCTCTCATTTTCCTTTTTTAATTGTTTATTTTCTTCAATCAAAGATTCTACGCTTGAAATTGTAAACATGACTATTCCCTCCTTAAATTACATTTGTTGCAAATATTAAAGCTAACATATTACATGTGCTTAGTATTAAATATTTAAAACTTTTTCTAGGCTCTTTTTCATTTAGGCTTTTAATCATAAAATGTACACTTAGATATAAAGCTGTAACTATTGATATTATTCCCAAGATGATTCTTCCGTTTGGAGTTAACATATCTTTTTCTCCCCAATATATCTCTCTTTATTTTTATGTGCATTATCTGCAAAAACTTCATTTGCATATTCTACGCTTCTTATTGAAGGTTGCTCTATAATCTCAAAGTAAGATCCAAGAATCCATCCATTACTTACAAATGGCTTGCCATCTATCCAAGTTAATTTTGGCTTTGGAAGTTTGCTGTTATCTTCTAAATCTAGCTTTTTCTTAGCCATTTCTGCTTTCCTCCTTTAAAATATTTACCCTTAGCTTTAATGGGATTTTGATTAAAGCTTATCTTATTCGTTCCCTTAGTATCAGAGGGATTCGCTATTTACTGATACTTGTCCTATATATTTCCAACCTTTATAATTTAAGTATCGGCTCCGCCAAGTCGAAATAAATTATGAAAGGTGATATAATCATGTTTAATATTAAATCCAATAATGAACTTTATAGTAAATTAATTAGAAATTCTATAAAAATTCCTACTCCAATTTATAGAAGTAATTTAAATTTAGCCTCTAATATTTATTCAGTAGAACATTGCATGAATCAAATTGCTCAAATTGGTAAAATTGCTTGTCAACCGCCAGATATTGATTTTACCTTGCCAATTCAAAGAGTAATTGAATCCATTAACAGGTCAAATTTTGAAAATATAAACTCTATATTAGACTTAATGGCTAGCTTTGCACTTGATAGTATTAATTCATTTAACAACTTAGATTTAACTTTTAAATCTTTTCCAACAGAACTGGCTAAAAGCATCTATTCATTTACAGATTCGCTTAAAGAATTTTGCAATGAAAATAATATTGTTGACAATGATGTTGAAAATTGTGTCAAATCTATAGATTCTACAAAAGAAATTTTTGAAAATAACAAACTTAGTAAATCGGATATTTTAAATATTATTAACATTGTTATTACCCTATTATTTTTTGTGTATGGACTTTACTCTGATACGCAAAGTAATATATCTAATGAACATATGACTAAAACTATTCAACAAAATACTGAAACCAATATTAAGTTAACTAAAGAATTAGAAAAATTAAACTCTAATCTAAAGCACCTTTCTTATGAAGATTAGTAATTTCTTTTTCAAGTTGCTCAACTATTAAATCGACCTTTTGTATAGCCAATTTGTTTTCTTCAATCTGCATTTGTAATTGCTTATTTATATTCTCTCTTTTAAAAAGAGAGAATATATTTACTAAAACAACAATAATTAATAAACAATTTAATACAGTTTGTATTATAGATTTAACTTTTAACTGATCTTGATTGGCTTGGACAGTTATTTTTTTGTCCATTTAAATCCCTCCTTCCATTTTGTTGACCTTACTAATATGGTCTTATCATTTTGTTAAGGTCAGCAATATGTTAAATATTTAATTGCCTTTGGTTGTTAAGAATGTCTATTTCATTTTTAAGAGCTGTTGCAATCTTATAATCATTCATAACTTCTAAAGCAAAATTAAAATCTTTTACTTTTATTTCATCACTTGCTTTTACACCTAATTCTCTAAATAACTGTCTGTAAATATCCATATAAACTTTTCTAATCATAGGCTCATAAGCTTTGCTACCTTTTCCACCTACTAAGGGAACTGCTAAACTATTTGCTAGTTTTTTAAGTTTCTTAGTTTGAGCTGTAGAAAGTGTCTGATTATCCATTCTTTCCTCTAGCTTGTCACTCTTTGCGCTTGCTTCTAGCACTCTATGATTAACCTCATTAATTTGTTGTTTAACTTCCTTGAAAGCTTGTACTTGTGCTTCAAATAAATCTATTGCACTTGTTGGTTTCTTTTCCAATTGATATTGTCCACTCTTTCTTATAGCTGGAATAACTTCTACTGCTAACCAAGTTTGAAATTTTCTTGCTACCTCATTATTTGCTTTCATTGCTAATAGATAGAATAGACTTTCTGGGATGAAATCATCTTTTGCACACTCGTGTGCAAAACCTAATTCTTTGATGAAACCATTCATTCTAGCCCATAGTACATTAAAATATTCCTTTCCATTTATGGTTTGTTTTCTTGTCCACCCCAATCCTATTGCGCCATCTTCTGCATTAATAGAAATACTTCCATCATCATTTTTAATTGTTCTTACATCAATTCCTAATTCTTTGTTTTCAAAAATCATTAAGTTATTCATTTAACTTACCTCCTTATTTTGTAATAACTTTTGAACTTCAATAGCTCCTATCATTCTATTTTTATATCCTTCAAAAAGTTTAGGATTTATAGAATGTAATTGTAATGCTATTTTTACAAACTCTTTTACATCTTTCTTTTCTTCCATTAAACCCACCTCTTTCTACAAAGTCGTTATTTTTATGTTTTTATTCGACTTTGTCGTCATTTATGATTTTATTATATCGACTAAGTCGTACAAAGTCAATGATTTTTCAAAAAAATTTTTTGTCGTTTTTAATAATATTTTTATCGACAAAGTCGTTTATATGTTTTATAATTGCTTTGAGGTGATTTTATGAATAACCGTTTAAAAGAATTAAGAAAGACATTAAATCTTTCACAAAAAGACTTTGGAGCTAAATTAAAATTATCTCCAGATATGATTTCTTTATTAGAAAGGGGGAAAAGAAAATTTACAGAACGAGTTATATCTGATATTTGTAGAGAATTTGATGTAAACAGAAGCTGGTTAGAAAATGGCGAAGGTGATATGTTCATTGATATATTAGCTGAAATTGATGAATTTAATAATGCTGATAAGGATGTTCAAGAAATGGTTAGATTGTATATGCAATTAGATGATGTAACTAGAGCTTATTTCAAAAAGAAAATGTTAGATGAACTAAAACAATAAAACCTGCTATTTGCAGGTTTTATTTTTAGCTTCTAGCATCTCATCTTTCATTTGAATAAATATATTTTTATTTTCTTTTTTTAGTTTTTCAAATATATTTATTATTTCTAAGAAATTAACCAATAATTCATTTTCCATTTATAAATCCCCCTTAATAAAATATCTTGAAATTTCATTTACATTTTATTAAAACATTTTACCAATTTCAAACAGTAAAATTTATGAATTTAATAATTTCTATTATCTTTTATTTAAGATATTTTATTGAATTACATTTAAAGGTAGGAATTTTGTAAAATGGTTTGAATTTTATCATTTGTAAAATGGTGTAATTTAACAATTATTCAAAAGGATTAATATTATTTAATTAAATATTTAATAAAACTATTTTTAAAATAATACTTTGATATTTTTCTAACAATTGGTTAACTTTACCTACGTTTGAAAATTTATTATTATTTTCTTGAAAGAAGGAGGTTCTTGTATGAAAAGAATAGCAATTTATAGTCGAAAGTCCGTATATATAGAAGGTTCTATATCAATAGAAACTCAAATTAATATGTGTAAGGAGTATATGTTAAAAAAATTTAAAGATTGTGAATTTAAAATATTTGAAGATGAAGGGTTTAGCGGTGGTAATACTAATAGACCAGCCTTTCAAAAAATGCTTAAATTAGCTGCATTAAAACAAATAGATGTCGTTGTATGCTATAAGATAGATAGAATCGCTAGAAATACACTAGACTTTCTAAATATATTAGAAATGTTTAAAAAATCTAGTGTTGAACTTATATCTATAACTGAAGGTTTTGATCCAAACACACAAATGGGAAAAGTTATGCTAACATTGTTGGCTAGTTTTGCAGAAATGGAAAGAAGCAATATACAACAAAGAGTTAAAGATAGCATGTTCTCTCTAGCCCAAAAAGGTAAATGGACTGGTGGTGCTCCTCCATTAGGATTTAAAGTTAAAGAAAGTGGTGGCATTGAGATAGACAATAAAAACTTAATATTAGATGTATTCAACATGAAATTTAAAAAATATAAAAATACTGAAATTATAGAATATATAGAATCTAAGTATAACCATAAATTTGTGAATACTACTTTAGCAAGTACACTTAGAAAACCTATTTACGTTAAGAGCTCTAAGGAGGTTTCTATTTATTTAAAGTCAAAAGGATATAAGATATTAAGAGAAGAAAATAATATTAACTCATATCATACTTATAAAAATGATAATATAGATTATGCTATAGTTAATAATATAGAAGGATTTATTGAACCTAATATATGGATTGCAGTAAATAAATCTATGGATGAAAACTCAAATGGAGAAACGAATAGATTTAGTGAGAATTTTTGGTTAACTAAAACACTTAGATGCAAATATTGTGGAAAAACTTATTGTGGCCAAACAAAAATTGTTAAGAGTAAATATACAACTAAAGATGGTGTTATAAAAGAATATACAGGTAACTACGAATACTACATGTGTAGAGATATGCTTAAAGGAAGATTAAAAACCTGTGAAAATACTAAAAGAATAAAAAGAGAAACCCTTGAAGTAAAAATTGAAGAGTTAATATATATGCTTCAAGACAAAAAATTCTTTGAAAAACATTATGGAAATAAGCAAATTGATACTAATTTTGAACTAAAAGAAATTGAATCGAAAATATGTAAAATCAACAAAACTATAGATAATTTGACTAATAAAATATCTTTACTTAGTAATGATGCAGCCATGATTTTTATAGATAAAATAGAATCTTTAGTGGAGGAAAAGAAAATCTTAAACAACAGAATTATAGAATTGGAATTACAATCTTTAAATAACTTAAATAGCAAAGAGGATTTTATATATGAAAATATTTTAAAATTTAATAAGAATTTAAGCGTAGAACAGAAAAGAAATATAGCAATGAATATATTCAAAAAAATAATATATGACTATAAAACAGATAAATTTGAGGTGTCTTTTAACTAA